AACAAAACAACCACAATTATCTCCAGATGCTATAGTTGTATTTGTATTTAGTTCTTGCTCGTGGGTTCTAAAAATATCTTTTTTACCATTTGTTGAATCACCAGTTGTTCCATTATCGCCTTGAAAAAACCCTGCTCCACCACCTGCTGAAACTTCGGCTGTGTCGGCAGTCTGGTCAAATGTAAATAAATTTATCCAAGCATCATTATCAGCATTTCTAATTTTTAAAATATTTGTAGTTTCATCATACCAAAGCTGATAAGCATATGTAGTTGTTGGTGCAGTAGTTCCATTATTTTGATGTACTATAGCTTGTAAAACATCATTTATATCAGATCTAGTATCTGGAAATGTTTGGTTATCTATTACATAATCATGTTGATTTGGCATATTTTTCTCCTTTAAGCGGCAATTTCGCCAAAGCCTTTAGCGACATAATCAAAAATTCTACTTACTGCACTATTACTACTATTATAAAAAGTAATTGTAAATCCACTAACACTTTTACTTGTTATAACATAATAATCACCACTAGCCAAGTTTTGTGCAGAAATACCAACACCCTGTAATCCTTTAAAATTAGGATTAAATGTAATAGCTTTCGATCCTGCACCACTTACAATATCATTATCAGCAATAACTCTATCTGGCATATCAACAGTAACTGACAATGCGCTTACACTCGGTGTTGCTTCACTATCAGTTGTAGTTAATATTGCTCTAAATTTAAATGCTCTGGCTTTATAATCACCTACAAAAAACTTTCTAAAATCTGTATAAGTTGGACTTCCAGATGGATCGTCTTCAGTTGTTGCTATTTGTAACTCGACATTCGTGTTTCCAAATTCATTAGCATCTCCATCAAATAAACCCTCTCTATCATCAAAATTACCAGTGGCATCATCAAATTGAACACCATAATCTATTCTTGCAACTGTAACATTAGCAGTAACTCGACTTGTAAAAACTGCACCAACATCAATATAATTATCAAATTCATAAGTACCAGTTGACGCCACAGTTCCACCACCACCATCAAATAAACCACCAGTTGTATCAAAGTTACCTGCACCACTATCAAATACAATGCTTGTACCTAGTCTTAATTCATTATCAACAACAACAACATCGGTTTTTGTGCCTGTAAATGTTGGGTTTTGTGTGGTAGTTGCAACTGCATTTAAATCTTTTATATTTTCTATGATTGCAACTGAAGATGTTGCTTCTAAACTATCATTACCTAATTTATCAACTGCCTTAATGAAATATGTTCCTGTCATTGCCGGAACTACTGCAGTATTTGCAGGTCTTGACACTTTATCTATTAAATCAACTGAATTAGCATATGTTGCACTTGTAGAAGTATCTCTTGAATGTCTTATCCTATAATGTGATAAATCTAAATCTCCAACAGGTGTCCAACTTAAATGTGCTTCAGTATTGATTACATTAATTGAAAAATTTGTTACATTTTGTGGTGGTGCAGTTTTACCCACTATTTGATGTTGGTTTGTTACAAAAGGTGATTTACTGAACCTTGATATTGATCTAACCCTAACATCATAAATAGCATCATCTTCAACATTAATTAATTCAAATAAATTTGCACTTGATTTACCTAAATTTATATAATCACTACTTGTTGTTTTTTTAGCTTGCACTTCAAAATCAATTACTCTTGCGCTTGAACTACTTGCATTAACGACCAGAACAGATATAGCTTCTTCATTTAAAACTCTTAATTCATCTGAAACAGTTACAGTTGGTAATGTAACAACAAATGGGTCTGGCAAAATAGTGTTATCTTGTTGAAATGCTTTTTCTTCAGCATCCCAATCATAAACTGCACTATTTAATTCTCTTAAAACCAAATCAACTCCCATAACAGGTATGCCATTAGCATCATTTTCAAATACAATATTCCATTCACCTACTTCAAAAACTTTAGAACTAAATCCAAATCTTTGATTAGTAATTGATACTGTATCACCTACATTCAGTTGAAATGCTTTTAACTTACAAGGCATATCTAATGTTATTTGTTGTCTGTTTCTAAATAAAGCAATCTTAGCTAATCTTTGTGCCATAGGTGAAGAAGTTGTATATGGCAAATCTAAATCTAAAAAGATTTGCTCACCATTATCTTCGTTTTGAAATGTTGTAGATGTAAATGCAGGATAATCTGCAGCAACATAATTATTAGTTGGTGATGTAAAAATACCTTTAACTGCATTGTAATTATCACGTCTTGATCTTCTGGACTGTAAAGAAATAGAACCTCTTAAATCATTTTCATCTAATGTTACAGTTGGAGCAACATATTTAGCTGCTTTTGTTTTAAATTTACCATTAGAAAAAATAACTGATCCACCCATAGAGGTTAATAAATTTTCTAATATTTGTTTTGGACTTCCATTACTTTCAAATGTTCCATTAATTGTATATTTTTTTTCAGTACCACCACCAGACAATGTAACATTTTCATCACAAATATTTGCTGCAGTTGTGAAAGATGTATCATCTATTTCTGAAGATGATGATCCAAAACCATAAATATTATCTGTTAAATAATCTCTAATAGCTAATGCAGGATTTGTTGAATAAACAGTTGTTGATGTTCTAGGGTCAAATAATTTTTTACCTTGAACTATAGCTGATATGTTTGGCAATCCATTTGGAAAAGCATCTGCATCAAATTCTAATCTGGCATACATATAAGCTATGCCACTCAATCTATGTTGATCTGTCCATTTACCATTACTCTCATTTATTAAATACCCATCTGCTGATTGTGATGGTGATCCCAAATGTTTATTAATTCTAATTAAGTTTGCATATTGAGTTGGTGCAGTACAATTACCATTGCCATCTAAAGTAATTGCGACATCATTTATATATATTTGACCAATAGAGTTAACTTCATGTGATGCCATTAAAATAACTAGATGAAGAAACTTATCGTCTTCTGTACTTTCTGCAAAACCTAAAACACCAGATACTCTTGTTTCTCCATAAATCATTCTTCTAGCAACAGTTGGTTGCTTAATCATTTGTGTTCTGTTTTGTGTTTCTGAAGCAAAATCACTAAAACTAGGTAGCTTTGGTTTTGGAGAAAATGTTTGTAAAGCTGCAGTTGATGCTGCCGTTATAACATATGCTTTTGCAAATAATACTAAACTACTACCACCAGTAGCAGGAGCAAGAGCAACTGCTGCAACTGCTGCAACAAATGTTGCCGGATTACTTAATGCTTTAACAAAATTTTTAAAAAATCCCATTAACTACCCCATATTATTTCTTTATCTTGTAAATCAGCAATAAACTCTAATCCTTTATCTGTTGGATAATCTATCTTCTGATCTTCAGATGTGTATCTTCTTTCTCTGCTTCTTTCTAAGTCAATTAAGCGACTTTCAGCAGTCAAACCTATATTAGCAGTATCACCACTATCTTCAATACCCATTGTGTCCATACGACCACTAAACATTAAATAAGGATCAGAAACAACTGCATTATTATCATCTAATAAACCTAAATATAATTTTGCAGGTCTGCCTTGATATGTTTCATTTAAAGCACTTGATATTAAATCAGATGGTATTCCAGATAGTGTAATATTTATTCCATTAGCTTGAATATCGGCAGTTTCGCTTATTTGAGAAACATTAAGAAAATCCCCAGAACCAAAGTAAGTTGTGCCACCAAAAGTAATATTTCCATAACCTGTCCAAGCAACAAAATTACCTCCATCAAATTCTAAATCTAAAGCAAAAAAAGGTTTAAGCGAATTACTTTCTAAAATAGTATTTACTGAACTTGTTAAATCTCTACTCATATCGCTTCTGCTGCTCCAAATGTCATTGAGTAAATACCATCTGTACTAATTGACCAATTATGTGTTGGTGTTGTTAATCTAAATAAACCAACTGCATTTGATACAACAACTGTTGCTCCATCAGATGGTGATGATCTTAAATCTGGATAAATTGTTAAAGCAACTTCACCAGAGCCATTGCTATCAGCATCATCTAAAACTTTATATATTCTTGCATTAGAAGTTGTGCCTAATTGAATATAATCACCTGCTTTTAAATAACCAGTTTGACTTGCCGGTACTCCATCAATATTTAATGTATCACCAGTTTGACTTGCTCCATTTACTACTGGTGTTCCTGCAGAACTTGATGCAGTTCCTCTAGGTGTTGCACTATTTGGATCACCTAATAAAAATGTTCCGAATTGACCATATAGTTTTATAAAGAATGTGTTCCAAACTTCTGCATCTACTCTAGACATAGGTGGCAGTGTTATATCAGCTTCAAATCTTTGACCTACATTTTTAAAAACTTGTTGCTCATATGTAAATGGTGATGCAGTTGTTCCTACTGAATTTCTAGCAATAAAATTAACAGACTGAACACCTGTAATTGTTGGTAATGTTAATGGATATGTTATTGCCATCTTTTATGCTCCAAATGCTGATCCGAATTGTCCACCTCTACGTCTAGCATCATAAACTGCACCTTTTGCAGCTTCTGCTATTTGTGGCAACATTCCTAAAACTTCTGTTCTAACTGTTTGTGCAACTCCAGTACTTAGGTTAATTGTCTGGTTAACAACAACTCCACCACCACCCATAGCATCATTTGGAACTATTGCACCATTTCTATTAGGTACAAATAACTCTGCACCTCTTTCACCTACCATATATGGTCTTCCTCTTTGCACAGAACCACCTATTGCTCTAGCACCTACAACAGAACCACCCTCGACTCCACTACCAACTACAGGCGCACCAAATGCACCAGATATTGCTTTTGTTGCTATTCCAAATAATTGATCTGTTATATATTTTCTTATTGCCATTCTAATTAAATCAGAAATTATTGAATTTGCCATATCTCTAAAAGCATCTTTAGCTTTTACAGTTCCTTGAATTAATCCCATTAAACTATCTGTCATTCTATCAGTTGCACTTTTAGCAACTCCAATAAATGCTTTTTCTGTATCATTTAAAACTGTTTTCAATGGTTTTAATTCTTCTTTTACTCTTGCAAATCCTTGAACATTAATTCTTAAAGGTTCGTTTACTTTTTTAATTGACTCTCCAACATTATCATAACTAGAAACAATTTCTCTTAATCTTCTAGTAATATCTTTGCCAAATGTAACCTCATCAATTTTTGGAAAAACTTTAATTACTTCTCCAATTTTATTAAATGAATCAATAAAAAAATTAACAAAATCTCTAGCACCATCAATGGCAACTGCAAACCCTGTTAAAATACTTGTTGTTAGAAATCTAGCTAATCTTGATAATGGTGGTAAAACAAATGATGTTATTGATTGACCAATACTACTAAAAGTTCTGCCTAATTTATCAAATAAATCATTAGCTTGTTCAACTGCTTTTGCATCTTCTTGAGTAAGTTGGAATGTTACTGAATTAAATTCATCTCTTAATTTTTTTAGTTCTGATGAACCTGCTTGTAATGTATTAACTAAATTAACACCAGACCTACCAAATAAATCAAATGCAATTCTAACTTTATCTGCAGGGTCTTTTATGCCACTTAAACGATCAGAAACTTCGTTTAATAATTCATTAGTTGGCTTTAATGCACCATCTGTATTTGTTACACTTATTCCTAATGCTTCAAATGCCTTAACACCAACACCTAATCCAGTAGATGCTTCTGATATACTTCTAGAAAATCTAGTTAAACCTTTTTCTAATTCTTCAGAACTAGCACCAGTTTGACTTGCTGCAAATTGTAATGTTTGGATTTGGTTAACTGTTAGACCTAAACGACTAGATGCTTTAGCTAGATTGTCAATTTGTGTTGCAAATTGTTTTAATGCAACTGTTGCACCTAAACCAATTAAGGCAGTTTTAACATTAGCAACTGACCTACCAATTCTGCTTAATCCACCTCTAACACTTGCAAATGCTTGTCTTGTTTTGTCTACTGCTGATAAGGTAACTTTAAGATTTTGGTCTGCCATCTTCTACTGCCTTAAAATATGCTTGCCATTCATTTATATCTGATAAAGTTAAATGTTCAACTTCATCAACTGTTTTGTGTAAGCGATCTGCCAAAGCTAATAAATTAAACCTTAACAAATCGCTTTTTAGTTTTTTTCTTGTTCCTCTACAGAAACAATATCACCAAACATTTTTGCTGATAATTCTGCAATTATGTTTACTTTTTCACTCATTAAAAATGGTTTATCTGCTATTGTAAATGCTTTTTCACCATCTTTGGTTTCAGCTTTTTCAATTATCAAATCTACCATTCCATCTACAGTCATATCATTTAGAAAGTTTTTATGCTTTCTCTGCAACTTATTAATATCACCTGCAGTTATAGCACTAGCATATAAAATTAATGGAGTATTGTTTTCACCCCATTCTGGAACTTCAATAGTTCTTTTTTCTTTTATACGTCTAGATGCAATCTGTTCACCTAATGACATTCATCACCTCTAAACAGTTGCAGCAGTAAGCGCACCAGAACCTTGCAATGTAAAGGATGCCTCAACCATACCATCAAATGATGATGTAATTGTTCTGCCTGTTACGATTGCAGTTCCAGAATAATAAGTATCACCACTTGTTGCACCCTCTGGATAGACTGCTAAAGTTACAGATGCACCAACTGCAAATGATACTTGACCATTTGTATCTGTTTCATCCCAGAATACATC